AAAAAATTGTAAGAAAACTTGATGAAGACGCCATTATAAAGGCAGATGACTCTGTATACGATAATATAGGTAAAAGCACTAATTATGTTTCGGACGATTACTCATATCTTGAAAATCAAGGAAATCGAATTTTTTCAGATGCAACAAATATTAGAATTACACCTAAATTAATAGAGGCTTTAGAAAAAGGCATTCCTGTATTTGCTGAGGGGGGCCTAGTAGGACTGGAACACATCGCAAGGAACATGTTCCGCGGACCACAAGGCATAGCAACTTTTCAGCAATTCATTGCAAAACCCCAACGACCTATGGTAGGTTAATCGTCAAAGGAGATCCTTATGGCAGAAGAAAGAATACCCAATGCGGGCTTAGTGGACCGTGTACCGTCACAACTGGATGAAGAAGATTTAAAGGCTGAGATAGAACTTGAGATCCCCGGCTCGATGGACGCGGACATCATTCCGATTACCGAGGGCATGGAAACGCCTGAAATCGAAATAACGATGGAGGAAGACGGTGGCGTTGAGGTGGACTTCGATCCACAAGACCAACGGGGCATGAATGAGGACTTCTATGCCAACTTGGCGGAAGAAATGCCAGACAGGGAACTTGGGCGAATAGCCTCGGAACTTTTGTCGGAGTTCGATGCGAACAAGGCAAGCCGTCAGGAATGGGAAGATGCCTACGCCAATGGCCTTGAATTACTGGGTTTTAATTATAATGAACGTTCGGAACCTTTCCGAGGTGCGAGCGGTGTAACACACCCGATATTGGCAGAAGCGGCCACACAGTTTCAGGCACAGGCGTTTAACGAACTGTTGCCCGCGGGCGGTCCTATACGGGCCGTGGTCCTCGGATCAGAAACCCCAGACAAGACAGCACAGGCACAGCGTGTCAGTCAGTTTATGAATTATTATATGACATGCGTAATGGAGGAATATACCCCCGAACTCGACCAGATGCTGTTCTATTTACCTCTTGCGGGTTCAACATTTAAGAAGGTTTATTACGATGAAACCTTGGGACGGGCTGTAAGTAAGTTTGTACCTGCCGAAAACCTTGTTGTACCCTACGAAACGTCCGATTTGGAGACTTGTCCGAACATCACGCAAGTGATTCGCATGTCTTTGAACGATTTACGCAAAAAACAGGTAGCAGGGTTTTATATTGACATGCCTGTTATACCCGCTCAGGGTGATTCGGACTCCATTTCAAGCGAATTGGAGCGAATTGATGGCGTAAGTGCGTCTCAAATCGACTACGATTGCACAATTTTAGAATGTCATGTGGATTTAGACCTCGAAGGATACGAGGATAAAGACGAAGAGGGCGAACCAACAGGAATAAAAATTCCATACGTCGTTACGATATCGCAAGATAACGGACAAATCCTATCTATTCGCAGAAATTATGCAGAAAACGACGATAATATGCGTAAAATACAATATTTTGTGCATTATAAATTCCTTCCGGGGTTTGGATTTTATGGTTTAGGTCTGATTCACACGATTGGCGGGTTGTCACGAACCGCCACGGCGGCACTGAGGCAGTTAATTGACGCAGGAACGTTATCCAATCTCCCAGCGGGCTTCAAGGCCCGCGGATTGCGTATCCGAGACGACGATGACCCGCTTCAGCCCGGTGAGTTCCGCGATGTGGACGCTCCCGGAGGGGCTATTCGTGACAGCCTTATGCCGCTGCCGTTTAAAGGTCCAGATCAGACGCTATTTCAGCTACTGGGCTTCGTAGTGGAGGCAGGACAGAGGTTCGCGACCATTACAGACATGAAAGTGGGCGATGGTAATCAGCAAGCGGCGGTAGGAACAACTATTGCGCTCTTGGAACAGGGCTCACGGGTCATGTCTGCGGTGCATAAGCGTCTACATTACGCTATGAGGCTGGAATTTAAGCTTTTGGCGAAAGTAATGAGCGAAAGTTTACCCGGAATATACCCATATTCCATAGAAGGCGTGGATTCTGCGGTAAAAACAGAGGATTTTGACGATAGGGTGGACGTAATACCCGTATCTAACCCGAACGTATTTAGTCAGGCACAGCGTATTGCACTGGCACAAACCAAGTTACAGTTAGCGGGAGCGGCCCCAGAACTGCATAATATGTACGAAGTGTACCACGATATGTATGAGGCACTCGGTGTAAAGGATGTGGATAGGCTATTAAAGCAGGTTCCACAGACGGAAGATAAGCCGTTAGACCCCGCACAGGAAAACATTAACGCTCTTGATATGGCAGAATTGAAGGCATTTCAGGGACAGGACCATCAGAGCCATATTATGGCACATATGGTTTTTGGGTCTACGCCAATGGCGATGCAGATGCCTCCCGTAGCAATGTCTCTACAAAAGCACATCATGGAGCATGTAAAGATACAGGCTGAAGAGCAATCAATGGCTATGGCTCAACAGCAGGGAGTACAGGACCCTATGCAGGTAGAAATGCTGAAAGCTCAGATGATAGCGCAAGGTATGCAACAAGTGAAGCAGATGAGCCAACAGGTATCTGGAGAAGGCCCAGATCCTCTTGTACAACTCAAGGAGAAGGAGTTGGAGCTTAGGGCTCAGGCAGAACAGAACGATACACAGTTGGATCAGGCAAAACTTGGTCTGGAGCAACAATCTCTTGCACAGAGGAACGAACAGTTTAATAAGAGACTGCAAAGTCAGGAAGAGCAGACTGCCGCAAGAATACAATCCGCAATGGATAGGGAATTACTTAAACAGAGGCAACAAACACAACAATGACGAGACCTACGGTGACATCGCTTAACAAAGAGATCCACTCTCTTGATACACGCACGACTGCTCTTGAGACTGAAAATAGGATTCAGTTTAAAGACATTTATAATCGTTTTCGGAGGATTGAAAATATCCTTATTGGTGCTTTTGGTGCTACTTTTCTTCTACTCATAACAATCGTCATACGGATGTAGTATGGACCCGATTACCATAAGTGCAGCGATATCGACGGCGACGGCTGCATTTGGGGGAATCAAGAAAGCCTTTATGGCGGGCCGAGAACTGGAAAGTATGACTCAAGACCTATCTAAATGGATGGGCGCTGTATCGGATGTAGCTAATATAGAGAAAAGATCAAAGAACCCTACCTTATTTTCTAAAGTATTTAATGGACAGAGTATAGAGCAAGAAGCTATAGAGGCATTTGCAGCCAAGAAAAAATTGGATCAGCAGCGCGACGAATTGAAGACTTTCATAATGTTCACCCATGGAACCAAAGCTTGGGATGAATTGATAGGTATGGAAGGCCAGATTCGTAAGCGCAGACAGAAAGAAGTATATGAGGCACAGGAACGTAGGGAAAAAATTATTATGTGGACTATTGGCACTCTTACCTTTGGCGTTGGCATTGCTATCCTCGTTGCTATTGCTTATGGTCTCTGGCTCGTGGACAACCGCACATGAGCATTATTACAGACCAACCCTCGACAATGGGGGATACACGATTTGCCGACTTAAAAAAGTCGAGAAAGTCCATGAGAGCTTCCGAGGGAAGACGACGAGACAATACTGGTGTCTCTACGAGGGAGCTAACGGATCAGGAGGCATTGAAATTATGGAAAGTATTGATGCATGTCCTAGAGAACTTGTGTGCCTCTACGATCCAAAAGAAAAAAGGGTCACCATCAAAGACCTAATGAGTGCAATGAAGGATGCGTTTAAATGACACAGAAAACTTTTAAAGGTAAAGCAGCTAAAGAGTTTGCAGCAAAACTGGATGTTAACGGGGACGAGCAAATAGACGATCTTGAGATTATGGAGAGAAAGATCCGTCTGGAGAACGATAACGCCAAACAGGATCAACAAAGATACATGGTTTGGTTTAGCGCCATATCCGTTACAGTTTACATTGCGGTGCTTATGACTGATCTTGTTCCTTTAGATAGGTTGGATCATTTGAGTAGTATTGGTAGCACTTGGGTCCTTTCAAACATGGGTATTATTGGAGCTTTCATAGCATCCAGTGCATTCACGAAGAATGGCTAATATCAATTTTCAATCAATAGCTTTGGGAGTGTATCTTTTTATAT